GATCTGCTACTGGTACAGTAACAATGTACACAAATATTTATGTTGAACTTGATACATTTAATACAATAGGTTTACCTGTTAAGATTCCAGGCGAAGGCATTTACTGCCCTAACGGGATTTATGTTGGGGTTGGCTCAAGCGTAACAGCAACGGTGATATATGGATAATCCAATGCAAGCACAAGGTTCTTTTAACTTAGTAGGTAGGAAGGTCATGCTTGGTCTTCCCGCTTATGACTTTAAAGTCTCAGTCAAGCTGGCTATTGCTATGGCTCAGTTTGCTGTAGAAGCTCCTAAGCACGGAATTGATATTCAGATTTGCAACATCTCTGGATGCTCCGTTGTGTCTCGTGTCAGAAACTTAATCGCTAAAGACTTCTTAGCTTCAGACTGCACAGACTTAATGTTTATTGATTCGGACATTACATTTAACCCACAAGACATCTTCCGTCTAATGGCTTGGAATACTGACCCTAAGAAGGGTATCGTAGGTGGAGTTCCTGTTGCCCGTAAAAAAGGTCAGGTTTATATATCGACTTTAGAGCAAGATGCTGATGGCGGGATTTATATGAATTCCTATGGTCTAGTTAAGGCTAAACGGATTGCCACAGCCTTTATGTTGATCCGTAAAGACGTATTTGAGACCCTCAGAGACAATCATCCTGAGTGGAAATATCAAGATGACCGAGTAGTAGATGGACATCCAGACAAGTTCTGCTATTCATTCTTTGACTTTAAATCCACCCCAGAAGGCTATGTAGGAGAAGACTATCTTTTCTGTGACCGTGCTACGGCTCATGGTTACGAGGTATGGATTGACCCTACGATTAAGTTAGGTCATCTAGGAATGGAAGAGTTTGCAGGTTCTTTTGGGGAAGAGTATCTCTACCCTCTTATTAGACCTATTGACTCAAAAAAGGATGTCGCATAATGGCTAAAACTCCTGCATGGACTCGCAAAGAAGGTAAGAACCCTGAAGGCGGTTTAAACGCTAAAGGTCGTGCTTCCTACAATGCAGCCAATCCTGATAAGCCTGGACTCAAACGTCCTCAGCCAGAAGGCGGTTCAAGAAAGAAATCTTTCTGTGCAAGGATGTCAGGTATGAAGAAAAAGCTCACATCTGCTAAAACAGCCAACGATCCCGATTCACGCATTAACAAGTCTTTACGGGCTTGGAACTGCAAAGAAGGTGGGACTGTTCGTGGTGGTGGATGCGAAGTACGTGGCAAAACTAAAGGACGGATGGTCTGATGGAACAACTTTTTTTAATTGGCTGGTCTGCTCTACTAACGGCGTTTATCGCTGTAATTGGCTTTGTTGCTAACGAAAAAAACACAAAGCTAAAAGAACTTGAGCAGTCATTAATTAATACTAAATTGGAGGTAGCTCGTGAAAACGTTACTCAAGCAGAAATTGATAAACTTAAAGAACACGTTGACCAACGCTTTAACCGGCTTGATTCAAAAATTGACCAACTTATTCAAGGCAAAATAAATGCCTAGTACTAGCAAGAAGCAACATAATTTCATGGCAGCTGTGGCTAATAACCCAAAGTTTGCCAAAAAAGCAGGTGTATCTTCCGCTGTAGGGAAAGAATTTTTAACTGCCGACAAAGGCAAAACATTTAAAGAAGGTGGATCTATGAAAAAGTTTCCAGATAAAAATAAAGACGGCAAAGTAACTAAAGCCGATATTCTTATGGCTAAAGGAGTTATCCCTGTCAAAAAAACAATGAAACACGGCGGCATGGCTCATTCAGACGTGGCTAAAGACAAGCCAATGATGAAGAAAGTAGCTACCAAAGCCGTTAAAGGGCATGAGAAGCGTATGCACGGCATGGCTAAAGGTGGTGGCATTGAAATCAAAGGCAAAACCAAAGGCAAAATGGTTACGATGGCTAAAGGCGGAAAGGCTTGCAAATAATGAAAAAGAAAATGAAACGTTATGAAGATGGCGGTGAAGTGGAGTTTGAGTCAAAGATGGGTGAAAACCCTCAGATTGATGAAATGACACGTATACGTGCTCAAGATTATGCTGAGGAAATGCAAAGACCTGCTCCTGAAATTGAAACTAGAGATGCTCCTGTTACCAAAACAAAACCTGTAAAAAAAGCCGTTTCAAAACCTCAGCCTAAAGCGGAATCAAAACCAACACCAAAAACTGAGTCAAAAAAAGCTTCTGGTGAAGAACCATCTTTCTTTAAAGGCACTAAAGGATATAAAAATCTTGGAGCGTTATTTAAGTCTATGAGAGAAAAAGCGGGCATTACTAGCTACAAATCAGGCGGTAAAGTATCTTCAGCATCTAAGCGTGCGGACGGTATTGCTCAACGTGGGAAGACTAGAGCGTAATGCCAATAGAGCCTATTGACCCTTCTAAAAAGACTGGCGGTGACGGGCAGGAGAAATATCCAGCCAAGCCTAAGCACGGTCCTGGAAAGTTTGACGAAATTCTAGAGAAAGCTGAGAAGGCTCAAAAGGCTAGATCTGAAATAAGTAGTATGGCTGAAAAGACTAGGGCTGAACCTCCTTATACTGGGAAAGCTTATTCTGATACTGGACCAAGGACTGGACCAAACATTTCTGGAACATTTGGTCCTATAACAGATCTAATGGAGCGTAAAGCAAAGCCGTACAACAAAGCCAAAGGCGGGGTTATTAAGTCAGCTTCAAACCGTGCAGACGGCATAGCAATTAGAGGAAAGACGAGAGCTTAATATGGATTTAATTAAACAGCAGGGCAATGTAATTAAACAAATAGGAAGTGGTTTAGTTGCTCCTGGGATATCCGACACTATTAATAGCTTTGTAGACAATGTTACTGGCGAAACTAGTAAATCTCAAGACGAAAAGATTAAAGCTTTGGAAGCCGAAGTTGCTGCGGGTAGAAAAACCAAACAACAGGCTCAAGCGGAAGTTGGTATGAAAAAAGGCGGTAAGGTATCTTCTGCCTCTAAACGAGCAGATGGTTGCGCTATTCGTGGAAGGACAAAGATATGAGACCAAGTCGTGGCATGGGTGCCATAATGCCCACTAAAATGGGCAGAGGCGTTAAGAAAGCTCGTAGGGACGACACCGACTTTACTCAATATAAAGAAGGCGGTAAGGTCAATGCTGCGGGCAACTACACTAAACCCAGTTTGCGTAAGCGGATTGTTTCTCAGGTGAAAGCAGCTGCAACACATGGTACTGGCGCAGGTCAATGGTCAGCTCGTAAAGCGCAGTTGGTAGCTAAAAAATATAAGGCAGCTGGCGGTGGCTATAAATGAGTGGTTTAGCAAAGTCTCAGCGTTCTTTAAAGGCTTGGGGAGACCAGAAATGGACAACCAAGTCAGGGAAGAAGTCGTCCGAGACGGGGGAAAGATACCTGCCAAAAAAGGCAATCGAAGCCCTAAGCCCACAGGAGTACGCAGCAACAACACGAGCAAAACGGCAAGGAAAAGCACAGGGAAAACAGTTCGTCCCCCAGCCGTCAAAAGTAAAGCAAAAAGTAAAGCCGTATCGAAAGGTTAAGTAATGAGTACTTCAGGCACAACAGCTTTTAACTTAGACCTTAATAACCTTATTGAAGAGGCGTTTGAGAGAGCTGGTACGGAATTGCGTACGGGTTACGATATGCGGACTGCCCGCAGGTCTTTGAACCTATTAACGATTGAATGGGCTAATCGTGGTATTAACCTGTGGACGATTGAGCAAGGTCAGATTCTGTTCACTACAGGACAAGGTTTATACCCAATGCCCGTAGATACCATTGACATCCTAGATGCAGTGATACGTCAGAATAACGGTGTCCAGTCTAATCAAGTTGACATCAATATTAGTCGTATTTCAGAGTCTACTTGGGCAACAATCCCCAATAAGTTAACCACTGGACGTCCTATTCAGATGTGGTTTAACCGTCAATCAGGGCAGTCCAATACGTCTTTAGCAACTCTAGCCAGTACGATTACGTCTACAGCTACTACTATTCCTGTTTCTAACGCTAGTTACTTAGCAACCACAGGCTTTATTAAGATTGACTCTGAAGTAATGAGTTATTCAAACATAACGGGTAATGATTTAATTAATGTAAACCGTGGGCAAAACGGTACAACTGCTGCGGCACACACTGCTGCTGCGGTAATTACAGTTCAAAACTTGCCTGCTGTAAATGTCTGGCCCACACCTGACGCAGGAGGTGGTCCGTATACTTTTGTCTATTGGAGGCTGCGTAGAGTCCAAGATGCTGGCACAAACGGTTCCGTAGAGCCTGATATCCCATTTAGACTACTGCCTTGCATGGTGGCTGGATTGGCTTTCTATATGGCTCAAAAGCTACCTGACGGGCAAATGCGACTACCCTTTTTAAAACAGGAATATGAAGAGCAGTGGCTCTTGGCTTCTACGGAGGACAGAGAAAAAGCCGCTTCTAGGTTCGTTCCTAGGACGACCTTCTATAGCTAATCATGGTTAAAAAACGTATTCGTAAATTTAACGGCGAAGACGGCAGTCTAGTAAAAAAGATTGTCCCTGCACAAGTACGTACTTTTGTAAGCACCCTTGCTGGTAATAAAGATCCTATTACGGAAAAAGACTTTACAGAAGCTGAACTTAAACAGGCTAGAGACGCAGTTGTTAAGTCTCGGGAAAGACAGACTGGTAAAAGGTTTATAAAAGAAGAAGGTGATAAATTAGCTCGTCAACACTATGATGAAACCGTAGACTATAAAGACTACGGTAAAGGTTTAAATGAAGCAAGGCAAGATGCTAATATTGGTCGTAGTGCCGCAATACGAAACACGCTTGGTAGATTTAAGTACGAAAAAACTCCCGAAGGTCGCCTAGTTGCTACGGATAATTATGATTTTAAAGATGATTTAGCTAAACAAGTTCCTGGAATACCCCGCACTAAAGATTATGAGGGGTTAAGTACCCTTGAAAAAGTAGGCAAATTAGCAGCAGATAGCTTTAGATCTAGTGCTGGAGGCGTTAAGTCACTACCAAGTAGAGTTGGTAATGCTTTTATTGGTGCGGATGGGCGCCCAGTCCGTGTTGATTTAGGGGAAGCGCCTTTTAAAAAAGGCGGAAAAGTAGCTCCTAAGAGAACAAGTGCTTCTAAACGGGCTGATGGCTGTGCTATAAGAGGTAAAACTCGTGCCTAATAAATTTAGTAGTGGCAAATTTGCTATTGCCGAATGTGACCGATGTGGTCAGCGGTATAAGTTAAAGGAGCTACGGAAGTTAGTTGTAAAGCAACAGATAAAGAACATTAAGGTTTGTCCTAGCTGTTGGGATCCAGACCAACCGCAGTTGTCGTTAGGTATGTATCCAGTTGACGACCCACAGGCTGTACGGGAACCACGCCCTGATGTAAGCTATCAGGTATCTGGAAGTAGCGGTTTACAACTGAATGGAAGTAACGATAATACCGAAGAAGGTGTTGGTTTTCCAGAAGGTGGTAGTAGAATATTTCAGTGGGGATGGAACCCTGTTGGCGGTGCTAGAGACGATGGATTAACCCCCAACAACTTAGCTCCAGAAGGTCAGGTAGGCAGTGTAACGGTAACAACAACATAAGGAGTTTAAAATGTTTAAGAAAGACGCAGATGGAATTGCTAAAAAAGGCAAAACCGAAGGTAAAAATTTAGGTGACTCAGGTCCTAAAGTTCTGGGCATGAAAGCTAAACCCAAGATGGGCGGTAAAGACCAGATGGACATGAAAAAGATGGGTCGTGGTTTGGCTAAGGTTAAGAACCAAATGATGCGTAAAGCTGGAAGGGGTCGATAATGGCTCACT